CAACTCCGATTGTAAAGCCTGCAGATGTACCTGCAACAGTTACAGCAGTTGTTGCAAGAGGTGTCTGGTCAGCGCCATCCTTAGCGTTTGGTAGGCGTGGGGACTCAACGAAGAATGCGCCTTCGTAGTCACCAATTTCGCCTGCCCAGATGTTATCAACAGCAGGATTTGATTGTGCGTGAACAAAGTTCCAGCCCATATTTCCGGTTTCTGCACGAAGGTCGTGTGAAACTTCTGGATGGATACCGCACCAGTAGTATGAACCACGGCGTGGAGTTGCCTTGTTAGCACGCAACTTAGCAACTGCACGGCGGATATCCGCTGAGTCAATTGTGTCAGAAGCGGTTAGAGTTGCTGTAGTTGTACGAGCGCCTCCGTATAGAACATTTGTTCCGCCAATTAGAGTGGCTCCAACAACTGCGTCAATAGAGTCAGCAAGGTTGTATGCAATGATATTTGCAATTGCTGGGTCTACATCAGCGAGTGAGAACAACTCAAGAGCGCGGGTTACTAGCACTGCATTGCCGTACTCGTTAAGAGTAATGGTTACAGATGTTGGTGTTGACAACGAAACTGCATCTGGGTCAACTGTCTCAGATAGAGTTGATGTCTTTTGGTCAAGGTCAACATAGCGTTGTAGAACTACGGTTGAGCCTGGGAATGCTTGGCGTGCTGGACGCTTGTCCGCAACCGAACGAAGTAGTGGTTCGGAACGAAGAGCGAACTCGAGAAGGCGGTCATACGCCTTCTGTACGAGACCAGCGCCACCAACTGTACCGCCGAGCGAGGTGCTCGCGGTTGAGGTGTATTGTGACATTAGTTTTAGTCTCCTAGACTATGAACGGATTATTGTTGTGAACGAAGAAGACTTATGATTTCTTCTGCAGAACCTGCGTTGTTAAGACGCATTTCAAAGTCTTCTGCTCTGTCGGGAGTAACCGCTCCCTGGGTAAGTACATCTTGATTGCGAAGTGCAGCAAGATTATTCTTATCCACTTCGGGGGCATCTGACGTCTTTATGCCAAACAAATCTGCATTATCCTCGAGCCAGTTATTTACTGCCTCTTCGTTAATGTCATCTATGTCTTTCATAATAAGACGTGCAGCCTTTGCGTTTACGCCCTTCTTTTCTAGGACTTGACGAACTGTACTTTCTTTCTTTTCCTTGAGGAATCCTTCAAGTTGTTCTGAAAGTTCCTTGATACGTTTCTCATCAGACCTCTTGGCTTTTCTTAATTTTTTAATTAAGTCATTACCTTCGAGAACCTCTGGCGTATCTAGGTCGTCGTCTTCTTCATCCCAGTAGTTGTTGCTCATAGCAACGTTCCACCCTTCTATTCGTTGTTAGTCGTAAGCCTCAGTGACCATTCGGGGAAATGGGCTGGCTCTTACTACCAGTCTTATACGCTGGCGGGGCTGGTCGGTCCGCTCAGGATTCTATTTAAAAAGCGCGATTTGCTCTGCGCTGTGATGCTAGTCCGGTCTGTGCTAAACCTGAACTGCCACGGAATCTTGCTTCTTCTTCCATTGCAAGTCTTTCCAATTCGCTTAATTCTTTAGCAGAACTTGTGATAAGCGCTCGCTCTACACCAACTTGACCAATGTCTTCTCTTCTAGAGATTCCGGCAAGTTTAGAAACAGTAGGAGTTTCTCTGGCAACTTGAGCAAACTTAGGCATCAACGAGCCAAAGGTTTGACCCATACGAGCGTATTCTCCTGCTCGCTCTTCGGTTACACCACCAGTAATTGGCTTCAAGCCAGTTGCTGCAATGCCCTGTTGTTCTGCTGCAGCCAAGACTTCATACTTAGCGAGTTCATCAACAAGTTGTTGTGTGCCCTTTGTTCCAGTAAGAATTGTTCTGGCAAGAGTTGCTCTGTCAACCGTGGGGAAGTATCTGCTTATAGTATTCTTGATAGCAGTAGGAGCAAGGTCAATTCGGTTATATACTTGGGCTATCTTGTCGGCTACGGTAGAAACTGAATTACCTTTACCAATTAAATCGCTAGTAAAATCTTCGGTTGCTAAATCGCCAAGCCCTGCTTGACTGAAGATATCTGACATCTTAGCCTGAGATACAACATACTCGGCTATCGTAGGAATCAATACTGGCTTGCCAGCCTGCTTTAAATCTTGAAGCGCATAGATACCCTTAAAACGATTTGTAAATGGTTCTAGTTCTGGATTGTTTCGAGCATCAAGAAGAGCCAAGTTAAAAGACTCATCTATAGTTGAACCAGTTTTATAGAACTTGTTTACAACATTATAAAGAGCGTCGGTCCAGGGCTTGGCTGCCTCTGCTGCTCCAAAGAATAAAGCAAGAGTATTCTTAAACGTATCCCTAGCAAGAGTTCTCTCTTCCTCCATAATTGTTTGATATTCAGGAGCGGGAACGCTGATACCGCCAAGTATAGTATTTGCTCTTGTTATTTCAGATTCAATACCTTGCAGTTCAGTTCTTAATGGGTCTAGTGTTGTTTTAGTTTGTGCTATTATATCTCTTGTAGCATTATAAATCTGATTTACTGATTTTCCAGTTTTTAAAGATTCTCGTAAAGCCCTGTTAAAGTTTGATATACCTTGAGTTGCTGTTTGTATATTTTTAATAATTATAGGCGTGCTCTGTGCAGCAAATGCACTTTTGGCAGCCTCCGCTTGGGCAACCCTTGCCCTGGCTATTTCTTGTGCAGCCCGAGCAGCGTCAATCTGGCGTTGATTAGTTATTATCTGTTTTGGGGTAGCCATTTATACTCCGAATCCAGCCATACGAGCAAAGGCTGTTGCCATTTGTCGAGCATTTTCATTAGCCCAGGTTGTCTTTTCTGCATTAGGGTGATTAATTAGATATTTGTCCCACTCGGCTAGCGACATCATAGCCATCTTGCCAGCGGTTCCATCAGGGCGAAGCGCCTTATCTAAATCAGGGTTATTTAAATCGATAGATGCTGGGTCTATTTCCCAACGCTTTGCCATCTGATTAATGTACGGCTGGGCTAAGTCATAAGCCGTAAGCGCTGGATTTGCAGCAAAGCGGTCCCTGAATAAAGGATACTGTTCGCTAGCCTTAGCACTAAAGTCTCTCTGCAGGTCTTCTAATTTAGTTTGACCCTTAGAAAGTTGCAAGGCGTAATTAGCAATTTCTTTATCGCTTAGATATCCCAATCCATATGCTTTAACTATTGACCTAATAGAATCAATTTGGTTAATAAGAGTTGTTGGAATGTTCTTTGGGTCACCAATATTTACTTTGGTCCATAGATAGTTTCTAGCAAACTGGTCAGCATCAAACATCCCAGGTGTCTCAATAATCTCTTTTGTTCCATCTGGACGGATTACTTCTTCTCTTTGTTTTGCCCCTACTTTTGCTGCTTCTTGTATCTTCTTTAAGAAGTCGGCATAGTCGCCCTCAGGAATATCTGCTTGATAACCAAGTTCTCTTGCTGCTTTTGTTAATAATGTATCTGCTAATAGTCGGTCATAGGATGTATAAGTAACAGTTGGACCAATAATTTTAGGGGCATTGGCAATCTGGTCTACAAGGATATCCCAAGGAGATTCTTTTCTGCCTTGCTTAAAAGACTCAGTTGCTGCATCAATTACCGCATTGAAAACAGTTTTCCTGGCAGCATCGGTAGGTTGGCGATTCTGAACTGATATAACATAATCAGCCAGAGCCTGCTGGGCTTCTTTGGATAGTGAAGCAAATGACCTTTTTACTCGGGCAGCATCAGTCTTTATAAGGTTACCGCTATCGTCTGGCATCCAGATGTAGTTGATGGTCTTCTTACGACCAGTCATACTGCCATCGTAAGTAAATTTCTCTTCTTCTACGGTTGTTGGCGGCTTTTTAGCGGCGTCTCTATAGCGTGTCATTATTCTGCAGCCTCCAAAGTATCATTTAGAAAATATCTTGTAATTATTCTTTGCATTACTGGGTCCCAAAGGTCCAATGTTTCGTCTATTCTATTAGCCCATTTTCTTTGTACCGCAGTCTTGTATCCTTTTGGTGCATCCTTGTACATCTTTGCATAGTACTCACGGACCTCGCTAAACGCCTTAGCGTGAACCCAGAATTGGTTGTCGCCAAACTTCTTCATAAAGCGATTCTTAGAACCATCTGATTTATCAGCGGTTACTGTCTTAATGGCTTTAGCCCAGACATAAGCCTTGTCTCCATTAGTTGCATTAATCTTATATTCATTCAACCAAATAGGACTTGCTTCGCCCAACTCTTGAACGTATCTATCTTTTTCTGCTACTAGTTCAGGAATGCTTCTATAAGAAGCATACTTTTCTTCTCTAGCAATCTCATTTAAAGACTTTATTTTTGCTGTATATGCACCCCAGAACCTTGATAGTTCTAGTTCTTTTTCAACTTCTGCTCTGCTCTTAATTTGAGAATTAAGTTTAGTTCCACCAGGAAGTGTGGCATTTGGGTCATTAAGGAACTTTGCCACCTGCCCGCTGTACTCATAAGGAAGGTCGGCAGCAAGTAATCCCACGGTCTCTGGGGAAACATTCTTCTCTAGATACTTAGCCAGTCCTTTGAAGTCTTCATAGATTCTTTCAAAGGCAGGAATGCTTGGCGGGAAATAAGTTGCGCTATCGCGGATATCAACAAAGAGTCTCTCCGTTGGGAAGTACTTCTCTTCTCCAATGCCAACGTTAACGCCAACCTGAGCGCGGAATTGTTTCTCTGCTTCTTCAAGGGCTTTGTTTTCATCCATACCCTTAGCCTTGTTAATCTGAATCAGCATCTGATAGTAGTCTTCAAACAAACCTAGACCATACTGACCAGTAACTTGAGGGCTACCAAAGATAGAAGCAAACTTATTGAAACTCATACGACGATATCGGTACTTAGTTCCTTCAACTATTTCTTTATATGTTGGATATGGACGTAGACCCATATCTGCCAGAATGTTAAGGAACTGTGCTTCGCTTTCTAAAGCGGTTCTCCAACGAAGATTATCTTCATCAGCACTAAATGCTAACGCTAAATCACGAGCCCAAGATGGAGTAAATGAACTCATAATCTGGTCTTTTGGAGCCTGGATTCCAAACGGAAATAGTTCATCATAAGAAAACCCAGGTACTCTGCCAAAGTATTTATCGATAATTGTCTTGACAGTTTTTTCAGCATTAGGCTTATCTTCATAAACCATAGCAATCGGAACAGGGATTAACCAGTTTGGACCAGGTAAGTTAGCCAAGAAGTTGGTTGCTCGGGCATTAAGGATGATTCCTTTGCCCTCATTAAATCCAAGTTCTCTACTGCCTGGAACCAATAGATACTCTGCGTCCTCTGGATTCTCTACTGGATTGCCATACTTGTCTACACCAAATGTGTTATATAGGCTGTAATAAGCATTTAAGAAACCAGCAACTCGTCGTGGCTGACGTACAGCAAAACCCGTGTAGCGATAGAAACCACTGAACGCTGCATTAGGGAAGACAATTGCTAGTCTTGATAGATATAGTGCTCTGTGCTGGCGAGGAATTGTATAGAAAACCTTTTTTAAGTTATTAACTATTTCAATCGCAGCAGATTGTCTTAAGGTCAATAAAGTTTCTAAAGTAACCTTTTGACCTGAAGCCTCTAGAGCGTTAGCCATTTCTTCAGTAATTCGTGCGTGAGCAGCATCTCCGTATACTTGACGAACAATATTTTCTGACTTAAGTAATTGTCTCCAAAGTCTACCAATAACAGCATCTATACCTTGATTAAATTGAGTAATAAGTCCAGGAGACGTGTATTCAATATCTAATGGTTGAATAGGTGTCAACTGGTCTAATTTGTCTGCAAGAACCTTTTGTAGTTCTAATTGATTTACTGGACCCTTTAGGGCTAAAGCCTTTGCTTCCATAGTAGGAAGGGTTGAGTTAACAAATCTAATGCTGTCATCAATAATATCGACTATATCGTCTGGTTCTTTACCTCTTAAGACAGCATAGTTTCTACCAGCAGGGCTCTTGCCCCAGGCAATAAGAGTTGCCCTATCGGCACCAGCAAGAATCTTGTCTACTAGTTCATCGCCTCGCATACGATAATTGACAACGAACTCAAGTTCAGGAAAGAACTCTGGGTCGGTCGGTCTTGTAATCTTATTTGGGTTATTGCGAATAACATTGTTTAATCTGCCAACAGCAAGTTTATTGCCCAAGATTTCAATTGTGCGGTCACTGGTGTTTGCAATCTCTGATAGATAGCCATCACCAAAGAAGTTTTTATCTGAGAACGCTGGGAACTCTATGACCTGACCATCTCTGGTCATATACTTTTTCATCTTGGCAGGCTTAGGAGTTCTTAGATACTTGCCCTCTGAAATAGAAAGTAACTCTGCCTGTGTCTTAAGACGTGGCTTTATCTCATCTAGAATCTTACCAATGTTCTTATAAGCCTGTTCAATTGTCTTATCAATCTTTACTAGGTCTGGAGCGAGGGTATTCATTTCGCCAACAGCCTTACCGAGAGCAATTTCGGCAGTACGAATTTCGCTACCAAATCTACCAGTAGAATCATTCTTTCTTAAGGTATCGATTCTAGCCCTAAGAGTATAGATAGATGGAACATTAAGCAGTTCTTTTATGTTTGTGCTATAGGCTTCAACCGTGTAAACATTTAACTGGGATTCAATATCATTTATGATTTTCTCAGAAGCGCGAAGTTCTTCTAGAATGTCATCAGCATATTCAATCTTGGTCTTTGGGGAGACGCCATCTTTATCCACAAAGTACTTATGATACTCAGCATAGCGCTGGTCTCGGTAAGCAATAGCCTGAGTTAGTTGTTTGTTTAGAGCAGCAATCTCTTTATTGACTTCATTGATTGCGCTGCCAGGAAGAGCAGACTTAACCTTTGCAAAGTTTCTTCCTAGTAGATTACTGAATCCATTTATGGTTCTTCCAGCAATGCTAGATGCAGCCTGGGCTGCAACCGCCATTCCTTCTGCCATAAATCCAGCCAGCATAGGTTCAAATATAGAGTTCTTTGGAATATATGAGAATCGATATAACTGAGAAAAAGAAAACAGTTTATTACCGAGTTCAAATATCTGTTGTACTCCATTAGCAGTAAATCTTGCAGTATTAATTGTCCGTCCAACAATTCCACCTCGTTGAACTCGGCGAATCATTGAATCCAATTTACCGAATGGAAGCATAGGTGTTGAGTTAGCCAACATCTGTAGCGTCTTGGCATCACCGCTAATACGGACACCATTTGGCGTCATAGCGTAACCAGATTCAGTTAGTTGACCGTGGACACCATAGATGTCACCCTTTAGGCTATCAACAAATTCTTTAATTAAAACATCATCGTAAAAACCACGAGAATAAGCAATAGTAAAAGTTAAGTCTTCATTAAGTCTGTCTATATATTGAGCCCTATCGCCATCCGACTTAAGACCTACATAGTCTTGAACAATCTTATTGCGATATTGGCTAACCGTCATTTGTTCACCAGTACGCGTGGTGATTACAGATTCGCCCCTTGTAAATAGAGGGACGTCATCAAATACAGCATTTAACTCATCGACAGCCTGAAGTGGACGTAATGTAGAATGGCTAACAAAGCCATTAGGCATATAGGTTCCAACGATACGCATAAGAGCGGTTACTGGACCGCCTACTTTAGATGACAAAATAGTTTTGGCTATACCGCTAGTATTAGAGAAGTCACGCTGGATTGCCATAGACTTGACTTTCTCAGCCTTAGTTCTAACGGTTCCAAGAAATTCTCTACCAATTACTGGTTCTCTTGGTTTATAGTCAGTTGATAAGAACCTAGGATTTGCACTAACCATCTTGTTTGCATCATCATATTCAGCATCAAAAAAGGTATTAAATATGCGTTGCAGTTCTGGGTCTTTGCGG